CAAATGTTGGTACCAACGAATTTTAGTATCAGCAAACTTCTTAACGATACTATCAGATTCAATATCATCAAACTTATTATTTTCCCGGCGAAAAGTGTAGTACTTCATAATTATTGTTTCCACATGGTAAATGCAACTAAATCTCTCTCAGATTCAAAATAAAAATCATATGCTCCTGCGTCACGCCCCGCGGGTATTATACAAGTATAACCCCACTCACTAGTACAGTTACGCTCTAGCCATGATATCAATGGTCGTAGTTCGCCAAAATCAATAATGATTTCAGCTTTGAGTTTTGTATTGAGTGACAACTACTCCACTACTTTCTAAGAATTCTATTCCTGACGTATCTCTGTATGTATCTCTATAATATAAACTATTGATACCACTTTGATAAATCAGTTTAGCACAATTGATACAGGGTGCATGAGTACAAAACATTGTTGCTCCCTCGCTAGATTCTGTGCTTGCGGACACCTTAGCAATTGCGTTTGTTTCTGAATGCAGGACCTCTTGCTTAGTAACAAGTTTTTTTACAAACTTCTCGTCAATTTCAACTATCTCAACTGTTTCGCATTCGTTATCCCATCCACTGGGCATACCGTTGTATCCAGTAGCAAGAATTTTATTACCCTTGACAATAACAGAACCAACTTGTAATCGTTTAGCATAACTCAATGTGCTGGTTAATTCTGCAACCTTCATGTAATAGTCAATGAATTTTTGTTTCATTCTCTTACCAAGAATATTAGTTTGTCTTTGCGTTCAGCCCATTCTGCTGCATCGGGTAATCCCGGCTTCATCTTTGTTATAACAGGCCACCTTCTACTTAGATCACTATTGATTGCTTCCCACTTGTCAAATTCTTCTTGTGGGATATCACCCTCAGCAAATATAGCATTTACAGGACACTCGGGTATGCATACTCCGCAATCAATACATTCGTCAGGGTTAATTGCTAAAAAGTTAGGACCTTCAAAAAAGCAATCTACTGGGCATACTGTTACGCAATCGGTGTGTTTGCAGTTAATGCAACTCTCTGTTACTATGTGTGTCATTTTACGTAAAATTTCTTAATATGTTCTGTCGCTGCTTTGTTCTTTAATATACTTAGTACATAATTTTGTTGATTGTACTTTTTGCAAAATGCATCACCTAATTTAGTATTACCTTTAATTTCTTCAAACAAAAACTCTTTGCAAAAATCATCAAATTCTTGTTTGGTAATTCTAAACTCGTTACTAAGGTTATCTAATGTCTGTACTTGTAATTGCTTTGCTATTTGGTCAAACATATTAATTCCCCCTACAATGAGTGTTATGATATTTATAAAAATTAGGGGATTCACTCGCAGAAAAACCACATTGTGTGCATGTTACTATTTTTAATAAGTCAGTTTTTTTATCAATATTATGTTTGCATCTATCCATATGCCACCTTTTCATGTTTTTGTAATCACCTATTTTATTACAATGAGGACATTCCAAAAATGAAGTATCTTGTGGTCTCTTACGCATAGACTCTTTGTGTGATTCAGATTTCTTAACACCCAATAATTTAGCACTTATAGCTTCCCCAAATTCTGCAGGACGTGAACCAGTTTTCTTACCAAAATTTGGGTGTAGTTTTGCAGTTGCGACCCTTCTGGCAATATGCTCAGGGGATTGCCTTTTCCCCTTCATTTTTTCTTTGAAGGAATCAATAGATTTTTGTGGTTTTTTGTGACCAAGCGTACCTTCTCCTCCCGTTGTCATATTATAACCATTAGAATTAGTGGCGTACACAAATGAGTTATATTCTGTAATAAAATATGGTTCCATAAAATTTTTTGTATAATTTCCGTCAGTAGATTGATAAATTATGTCCCAGATAAAATTGTCCCAACCGTGTTTTTTTATCGCATTGTAAAATGCAATATTTGTTCCAGTGCAATATTTTGCTGTGCTTTTATGCTGTGCTTTGCGTCTCGGCCAAATAGAGTCAAATCCAATGTAAACCTTATTATTGATGAGATTAGTTACTCGGTATATAGTATATATTTTCATATTACTATTTATCTTTCTCTATGGGATTAATCCCATAGAGATCGGAAGTAACGGCCAAACAACTCTAATCCTTCTTGGATTCGTTCTTCGTGTTTTAGATGACCAACACCATCGTACCAATGTTCAGTTGGATTCTGATCAACCATTTTGAATGTATCTTCTACTTTACCTGTGATTGGATTGGGGTATGTTTTGTCAGTTTTAACCCAATTATATTCGGCATCACCATGATGATATTGATCGTCATAATCACCCTTAAGCAATTGCTCAAATGACCAAATCATTTTGTCTAGTGTTTCATCCCATCGCTCTAGACCAACTTTCCACGACTCACCATGTGTTTCTTGATAAAAATCAAAACTGTCTTGACTAGACCAATCTTCTCCCCCGACTTCAGTAAACTCACTTGGTATTCCCTGCTTGGTTGCTTTAAGCTGTAGTAATGCTGGGTAAATTATCAGTGCTAGTGTATGATCTAAATTCCAAGTATCGTGTTCATCAATTTCTACACTGATTTTTCTATTTCCTTTCTTAGGAAATTTACCTAACTTAATTTTCATACTGTTGTTTTCACTTCACCATTCACAAACCAAATTATTTCTTCGTTATAATTGACACCTGCAATATCTGCTTTATCCTTAGAAAGTAATGCTAGTTCAGTCAATGACTTTCCTTGACCAATGAAATTATTAGTATCGGTCTCGTACAGATATAGATTATCATTGATAGTCTCTACAAAGAATTTTCTAACCTTAACACTGGTAGATTCTTCGGAATCAACATCTATTCCTGCTTCTTTAAGTGCTTTGCGGATTTTATAAAAGATAATTTTATCCATTGCAAACATCCCCAACATGAATGCGCTAATCAGATACAACACAAATAATAGAGAATATTCCATAGTATTATTTATTAATAGTTAAGTTAGACCACTTTTTCAATTTTTCAAACTTCAGTTTCTTTGCTTTGCTGATACCATTTTGAGTAACCCCAACTTTCATATCAACTAGCAATTCAACCATAGCAAACAGATCACCAATTTCTTCTTCAAGCATATTAAGATTAGTTCTATCTTTCCCTGGCTTCATTTGATCGGGGCCAAAACGCATACACTTACTAACGGCTTGCGTTACTTCTGCACATTCTTCTTGCAGGATTAACATAATTTCTTTTAATTCATTATTCATTCATCAACTCCAAAATGTTTTTTAATTCTTTGTCCATCGGTGTATGTAACATATCCACACCCGGCTGAAGTATCTCTTTCAATATCTGCAACTTGGGCACATTCCTGAATCAAGAGTTCAGCAAACTTTTCAATCACATCATCTCCCGACAGAATTAATTTACCATAGTGTTCGTCAGTCAGCGATACAAACGCTCCAGCCTGTTCAGCAAGTTCATTTAATCGTTCGTTCATTTTTTTCGGGATAATTTTTTCTTCTTGTTTATTACAAACACATTTATAATATGCCTGGGCACATCCGTCACAGTAATGTCCTGAAGTCATTGTTCAACTCCGAAATGTTCTTCCAACTGTTCTGCCGCAAAGTGATCGTCCAGTTTGTCTTTCAAGAAGTTACTACATTCCCGCACAATCAACTCGGCGAACTTTTCAATTTGATCCGGAAGCATACTGTAACCTTTAAGATTGCAAGGGGCGCCGTCGTGTCTGGTAAACACACCTTCAGATAGTCCAGCCTGTTCAGCAAGTTCTAGAATTCGTTCGTTCATTGTTTGGCATTCTTTAAGTAAGTTTCATGTTGAACCCATTTGTTGTTCAATAAGAATCCCCAATCACGTTTTTGTGGTCCCATAAAGAATAGTGTAGTAACCGGCTTTTCTTTTTCTAATTCAAGCCAATGATATTCATTTGATGTACGAATGATGATGCTACCGGGACCACGCCAAACTCTGTTTTCACCGACTATTTCTTTTGTGTAAGGATTAACGTGAGGGGTATGTTCATAATAACCACCCTTAAGTATGATAGTCATAAAGCCCCATGGATGGTCATGCATAATAGGATCGTCACTACGAACAATCTTGTGCAATGTAATATTAAAGGGAAACCATTTGCGGTCTTTGAGAAAGATGTAGTATCTGTGCATATAATCTGCACCAGTAGTACGATCTGGAATTAGCCTATATCGACCTAGTTTGTTCATAATTTTGTGAAAAATATTCATGTAACTCCTAGTATAAAATAAGTAACGGGCTTGAGGTGCCCGTTAAACCTTACTAATCAGTAAAAGAGATTAGATGCCCATTGCCATAGCACGATAGCCAGCAGCTACGATTTCACGGCTGGGGCGACCCAAACGATACTTAGTAGTTACACGACCTTTAGTGTCGGTATGCTGATTTGCATAAACTGCAAAACCAGAATAACGCAAGTCGCTTACAGTAGCAGTTGGGTTTTTAACACCAAAACGTGCAGCAATTTGCTTTGCGGTGAGTTGCTCACCAGATTGTAGTGCCTCTAAGACACGGGCTTGTTTAGTTAAAGTCATTTTGTTTTCTTTCTATATAAATCGCTGTTGTTACAACGTGATACTATTATACGATAATATCTGTTCTTATGCAAGAAGTATTGGGCAACTAAATGTTATTAGATATCCAAAAACTGTGTATATTTTGTGCATGTGTCCATGTTAAATATTATTATGTTTAAACCTACTTATTTATATATAAAAACTCACAATAAAACCGGATTAAAGTATTTTGGCAAAACTACTAAGGATCCACACAAATATTTTGGTTCAGGTACTAGATGGTTAAACCATCTTTCCGTGCATGGAAAAAATGTAAACACTACTATACTAGGGTATTTTACTGACAGGGCAGACTGCTTACAGACTGCATTAGATTTTAGTAATAAAAATAACATAGTAGAATCACCTGAATGGGCGAATTTGCGAATTGAATCTTTGGACGGCGGCGATACTAGTAATACTGAAAATTTTCAAAACTGGATACCAAGATTAATAATTGAAAATAAAAAGAGAAAATGGTGGAATGACGGAATCACTCAAGTATTTACTGAAGTACCACCTAAGGATACTTTTACTAGAGGTAGACTACCTTTCAACAACACTGGTGCAAAAAAAGGCTCAAACACACAAAAGGGAAAAATTTGGGTTAACGACGGTAATACTGAATTTATGACCAATACTGATATACCAAACGGGTTTACTAAAGGTAGATTACTGGAAAAGGCATTTAATAGAAAACAAGGACAACACACGATTGGTACTAAATGGTGGAATAATAGAATCAAGTCAACCATGTCAAAGGAATGCCCCGGACCAGAATGGGTGCAGGGCAGATTCTAATCTCTAGACCAATTAACCCCTTCAAATTTTTCTGGCATAGCGTCTAAGTCTAGAAATCTGACTTTAAAGGTGGCTGCCCCGGGATCATGATTGGCATACCCTCTAGGATTACATACAACAAATGTATCACCTATATAATAACTATGCGGATCGTGCATGTGACCCAAAGTCCAAAGTACAATCTGTGGATGATCCAAAATAAATTCGCTCAAGTCACTGGCATATCCACCATTCATCAATTGGTCATTACGATAGCGTTCATGCACACTATTGAATGTAGGTGCATGATGACCTACAACAACTACCTTTCTATCTTTTCTATCGGCCAATACTGTTTTGATATAACTGACAGTTTGTTGATGCCTGTGCATAGTGTGAGCAGGACGCAACTTTGTATACCCGTGTTCATCATTACGAATGATTCTAAAGTCATTCATCATGTCACCCAATGCGTGTAGTGTCAATGGATCACCCTTGTTACAGTCAGTCCACAATGTTGCACCGATGAAGGTAACATCATCAATCACCTTAAGTTCTTGCTCAAGGAAATAGACATTCGGAAATTTACTGTATTCATCACGCAGATATTGAATACTAGCTTTCCAGTTACCATGATAAAATTCGTGATTGCCTGCAATTACCACAACGTGTGGGAATTGAAAACTACAACGCTTGGTAAAATCACGAAAGCGTAATGCGGTTAATTGTCTGCGACCCAAGTTAGGGATGTTTGTAGGATCCATAGGATGCACTTCAGGATGGTTGTGCAGGTCCTCGGCTACAAGAATGTCTCCGGATAAGATCAATACATCTGCATTCTCTGTATTTTGGATGTTGATATCTGCGAATTCTAAATGGATATCACTGCATACGGCTATTTTCATTTTACTAATTCTGTTAAATGTTTACATGCTCCCCGAAAAATATATCCGGGACATGTACATGTTTTTTCTAGTGTATCAATAGAGTAAACAGCACCTTTGCTGCCGGACACTTTGATAACTGTGGCTTTTTCTTTTACCTTAAATGGATTAGCTTTCAGTGGTACAAACTTGCGACCACGCTTGTCAATTGTCAATGGTGTTTTGAAATAGAAAGGTGTAGTAGAACCTTGTTTAATATACGCAAGAACCTTTGCACCATCAAGCAAGTATTTATGATTGGGCTGAACCTCACCAGACCATTCAGTTGTTTCTACTACTGCTTCCATTATTCTTCAACTCCGAAATGTTGTTTAATCGCTGTTTTGATACTTTCTGCCTTGACTGACATTCCCATATCATACTGGTCATATTCATCATCGTTGGATTCGTGTTCACACAAGTCAGCACATTCCCGCACAATCAACTCGGCGAACTTTTGACGATCAAGCCACCCAGTCTTTGGATCTGACGCCTTTAGAGCAAGTTCACTAATTCGTTCGTTCATAACAAATCCTCTGGACACGGCGTTCTTACCATGTCAATGATAACATACGCCCACAATAAAAAAATCAGATATTCAATCATTGTTTAACTCCGTAACGTGCAAGTTCTTCAAAGGTGTCGATGGTGCCATCTTCAATCAGGGCAATGAGGCAATCAAACTCATCACGCTCACTGGAGCCAAACACTTGATCTTCCTGCTCGTAAGCAAGGGCTAGTAGTTGTTCTTTGATATTCATTACACCTCAACCTTAGCCAATTCGTCAGCCAATACATACATTTGACCTTGAACCATTGAATCATCGCTACGATTAACACCACAATACCATACACCATCACGCATGATATAGTAATATTCAGCATCGCAATTGTCGCATTGGTCAATGAATTCTTGAAAGGTCAATGCTACTTTAAAATCAACACCTGTTTCCTCACGATCACGACCGTAAAATGTACACATGTCGCCATACAATTCATCATACTTTTGTGAAGTGATATTAGGAGTAACATCATAGCCACTGAAGGGATGCTTGTCACCAATTTCTGCTCTAAGACTGCTCATGTCGCCCAGCGAAACTAAATGATTGGCTTTGGCACTATCATAGTTTTCCTGTAACAGTTTGCCATTGTGGGCTAGATAACCATCCCAATGACAGTAAACACTTTTAACTTTGTCACCATGCATGACACCAATTCGTGAACGTGTACCCATTTTGAACTCCTGTTGTTAACTGATTAAGACTCTATTATATACCCAAAACCATTTATTGTCAACCATTAAGATCCGGTGTGCAAAACTAGAATTTCTGGATTTTTTGGGTTTTGCTCAAATGCTTCAATAAAATTGTGATGCGTATTAGCCCTAGTAATTGCCGCATTTGCCGCAACAAATAATGCCGCATAAGTAAGACCATTGATTGCAACAACAATTGATTTTCCAAACCAATCTTCATAGACTAGGTGTGTGACACCTTTGTAGGGATGCGGTTCGCTAAGATTATCTACCTCGTAGATTGACCAGATAGCACGTAGTCCCAACTCGTCACGCACGGTATCGTAGTAGTTGAATTTAGTGTCAAATTCTGCATCTGCCATTTGCTCTACTGCGGCTTCCTGGGACATTTGTGCTAGTGTCTTATGTGTCATTTTCAAGTCCTTTAATTAACTGTCTAAGAATATATTATATACCCAAAACCATTTGTTGTCAACCTTTTTTGACCGGAACGCACAAGAATTCTGCTTTGGTACTCATGGTAAGTTGAATAGTTTTATCAAACTCTGGGTTGCGTTGCCCCGGAACATTCAATCTGGCTGCGTAGATTTCACGGATAGCATATTGACAACTGGGTAAATCATTGTATTCACCTAAAAATGCCATTAGAGGTGAACCTGCAATAATAACGGTGTACAGTAAATTAAACATTATACCAAATCCACTTGAATCTGTTTACCGCGGATTGTAGTGCCAAGACCAGAGGGTACTGGCTTCCCGTCAACCTTAGCAAAGTAACGCATATTTGCCAACTGCAAAAGTGCATCCCAGCAAGTGGCGCGGGCGTTAACTGTAGCAAATTGCTCGGTCATTTGCTTGACCGTCATATACATACCAATGTCATTTTCACTACCATCACCCTTGAAAATCACACGGAATTTTTGAGAATTTTTCAAACCCTCAATGATAGTTTTTGTACGCATTTCAAGTCCTTTAATTAACTGTCTAAGAGTGTATTATATACCCAAAACCATTTATTGTCAACCTTTAGAGTTTCATCATAAATGCAAAGTAGTAGAAAAAAGGGCCAAACATTGTTAGTGCAATGATGGCCGCTTGAAGTAGTTCAATTAAGTATTTCATGCCGTAAGTATAGCACAAAATTCATTTATTGTCAACTGTTAATATTTCCTATCAAATAATTTTGTATATTAATTGAACGTAACTTATCCTGTTCATTAACATAAGTATCAAATTCAACTTGATTATTTCTTCTACATGCTATCTTTGAATAAATATTTTTTATTATTTGGTTATTACTATTTGCAAATTTTTCTTTAGCAAGTAGGGTTAGATTGTTTTCATAACAGATATTTAACTGTTCAGGTTCATTTAAAAACGAAAAAGAATGAGATAAGTCAACATCCTTTGCAAACTCGCTAATATTTTCTAAGTCGTTTATGTTAAGTGAGTTAACGGTAGACCATAAATTTACATTTACTAATTCAGAATTGGCCATAGCGAATTTTTTATATTCCAATAAGGTTTTGTAAAAAATATTCCATTTAATAGGCCATCGTACATATTCATGTACTTTTTCAACACCATCTAAGCTAATAGTAATTGACAGCTTTATTTTTTTGTCAATCAACTTTATCAATTCATCCATAAAAGATGAACAGTTAGTATTAACTCTAATTGTTTGTACATTAGGAGGAAGGTTATTTAATAAGTTTTTTACATTTTTACTATTGCTAGGTTCCCCACCTGTAATATCTAATTGTACTATTCTATCCAATGGGAGTTCTTTAAAATATTCAGTATTATCATATATAGTATAATTACTGGAATATAGAGATCCGACTTTAGTGCTTATTGATGGAAAACAAAATTGACATGCGCTATTACAAATATTATCTAGCATTATATCAGCTATTAGATAATCCTCTTTAGTTTGATTCTTATCTTCTTCTATTGCTGCTTGCCTTATACTTGCGATAGATGAATTTAAAACCTCAACCTCTTCACATCTAATACATTCTTTTGGGAATTTACCTTCAGCAAATATAGCTTTAGTATTTTTTAACCACTCACTATTAATCATAGTTTCATAGTTTATGAATCTGGGAGGATCAACCATATGACAACATGTATTGACTACCCCATTTCCACTTCTTTTCTTTGGGCTATGTAATTTTACAAAGTGGTCAAGTCTTGGGCAATGCATAAAATCAAGGACGCTTTTTCAATACAGCATCAGCTAGTCCATATGCTACCGCTTCGGTTGCGCTCATAAAAAAGTCTCGTTCCATATCCTTAGCCAACTCATCATACGTTTTACCTACACTATTGTGGTCAACATAAATTTGAGTAAGACTCTTTTTCATAGCTAGAATTTCACGAACTTGAATTTCCATGTCAGTAGCTTGACCACGTGCGCCACCTGATGGTTGGTGAATCATGTGTCTAGCATTAGGCAACATATAACGCTTACCTTTAGCACCTGCTTGTGCAAGTAAACTGCCCATTGAGCAAGCCTGCCCCATAACGATAGTTTGTACATCGGGTTTAATAAATTGTATTGCATCGTAGATTGCCATACCAGCAGTTACACTTCCACCTGGGCTATTGATGTAAACACTAATATCTTTATCTGCTTCACTTTCTAGGTAAAGCAATTGTGCAACAACTAGATTTGCCATTTGATCATGTACTTCGCCCTCAAGCAAAATCACACGGTCACGCAACATGCGGCTGTAGATATCATAACTACGCTCGCCTTTAGCAGTTTGTTCTAAAACGATTGGGACTAAACTCATAAGATTCCTTAAAATTACAATTTTAACAGAAAGTACAGACAATTGCAACTATTATGGTTAGTTGCTTATCCAATCTTTGTTGCGATAGGGCTTACCATATATTGCATTTGGTAAGTATCGTACAACTTTTTGTTTTACTCGTTTAATAATAGGATGTTCATGGTCATGGTTAAATGCTTTTAGATACATTCTCCAACTATTATGATTTCTTTTCTTACCACATTGATCCTCGTCAAGATATTTGATT